CGGCCTTTACGCTATACCGGCTTATAACGAACGAGGTTTAGAAGTCGTTCATAATGCCGGCGGTGTTCTTTGGTCTTCTCCGGAGTTTGTGACTGGCGATGTATACAGTAGAGACGGCGGCGAAAAGATCGGTAGCGCTCAACTATTAGCGATTACTCTTACGCCAAGACCGGCACAATCAAACAATAAAATCGATCGAATAACGTTAAACGAAAGGTACGAGATGAATATCGATGATATGAGCATTGAAGAACTTCGTAAAGCATACGAAGCAAAAGACGAGCTAGTTAAAAAGCTCGAAAAGCAAATTACAGAAATGAAAGAAGACAACGAGTCTTCAATCATGAGTCAGCAAAAAGACGACGAAGACAAGTCTAAAATGACCGAGTCAAAAGACGAAGACGAAGACAAGTCTAAGCTAGCTGAAAAGAAAGACGACGAAGAAAAGACTTATAACAAGATGAGCGAGTCTTTAAATGAGGCGATGCTTTTAAGTGAAGTTCAAGCGCTTAGAGAGAGTCATACTAAACTAAGCGAGCAACTCGAAACGATCAAAGCTGAAAAGCTCGAAATCGAAAAGAACGATGCAGTTAAAACTTTACTGAATGAGGGTCGTATTACTCCGGCCGAACAAAGTTACGCCGCCGAGGCTTGGGAACTCAAAGACACAAGCCCGAACTGGTGGAAGTCGTTTAGCGAACGCCCGATGAATTCAAGTATTCCGCTTGATACCAAAGGCCACGGCGCAAGCGGTCAAGAAATCTCTAAGCAGACTTTAAGTGTTAAGATTAAAGAGCTTGTTGACGAACGAAACGTTTCATATAGCGAAGCGCTTCAAATCTTTAGAAATGAAAATCCCGATTATTACGCTAAAGCGTATGGAGTTTAAAAAATGGCTAATACAGACAATTTGATTACATTTGTAGCAAGCGAAGCTATTGACGCTTTCGAAGTTGTTTCAATCGATACCGACGGAAAGGTAGCACTGCCAAGCGGTAGTACAGATAAAAACGTCGTCGGCGTTGCTCAGCGCACAGTTGCGGCCGGTGATACCGTCGAAGTTTTGGTACATGGTATTACACGAGTTAAAGCCGGTGCCGCTATTGCTAATCTTGCGACCTCACCACAACTTGCGGCCGCTAGCGACGGCGAAGTAACCGTAGCCGCTTCGGGCGATTATCCGATCGCTCGCGCACTACCAAACCTAAACCAAACCTCAACCGCCGGCGCTGGTGAACAGTTCTTCGCCTACTTTATCGGCTCATTTACTCCATTAGCGTAAGGATAAATTATTATGGCCTCATCATATACTAATTTGCACCCAGTCGACGAAATCTTAAGTAATCTAGTCGTCGAAAGCGTTCCAAGCGATAGTCAACTTATCGCCGATCAAATCTTCGAAACTATTAAGATTCCCGAGCGAAGCGGTACTTTACTACTTGAAGAAACTAGAAACTTCATGGGCGCTGGCGCTGGTCTTGATCTTGAGCGCGCTCCGGGTTCTAGCCGTCCAACTATCGGCGGTTTCGATCGTTCAAGTCAAACATTCAAAGCTTTGATCTATTCAGCTAGCGACTCGATCGCTATGGAAGATATTCTTGATTCTCAATATCCCGGAAGCGAAGAAGCTCGAATTGCTAAAAAAGTCGCTCGTGTTATGAAGCTCGCTAAAGAGAAGCGCGCCGCCGACCTTCTTTTTGGTACAGCAAACTTTAATAATGATACCGCCGCTAACGAGTTCGGCGGCGAGTTTGACGACGCAAACGCCGAGCCGCTAAGCGACCTTTACGATCTTAAGAACACTGTTTTTGAGGCCGCACATGGTATCAATCCCGATACTCTTGTACTTGGTCACAAAGTTTTCCGCACTCTAGCGAAGAATCCCGAAGTTCGCGGTTTTGCTGGTACAGCTAGCGCCGGTCTTGCGAGCGGTTCTCGTATTCTAGCAAATGAAGCGGTTATGCAAGTATTACGCGACGTTCTCGGCATTCCTAACATTTATGTCGGTTCGGCTCGTCAAGATACCGCCGTACCGGGAGCCGCTTCAAGTGAAGGCTTTATTTGGTCTCAAGACTCTTTGTTTATGGGTATCCTTCGCGGTTCGGACGCTATCGTACAGAAATCGGGTAACGTCAAAGGAATGCCAGTCGCCGCTTTAAATCTTGAGTTTAGCGGAATGGTTGCCGGTCAATATGATTCTCTCGATCGTACTCGCCGCTATGTATACGCCGAAGAAGTACAAAAGTTCCATGCTGTAGACTCGACCCTAGGTCGCATCATTACAAGCGTAGTGAACTAAGATTATGTTATGTTTATGCGGTCGCCAAATTGGCTTATCTGAAAAAGACGCAGACCGAAAAGCCGTCGTTGACTTATCTAAGCAAGCGAACGAGCAAACCGGAGCGATCGCAGAACTAACAAAAGCTAGAGTCGAACAACTCAAAGCAGAAATAACCGCCGAGCGAGCTTTTGAACGAGCTTTAAAAACCGCTCGCGGTGAAATCATAGAAGCATTAGAAAATGCTTTAACTGTCATCGACCCGACGAACTTGTCGAGTATGACTAACGATCAACTAACTGACTTGATACTTCAAGCCGGCTTAGGAAATGCAATCGATGTATTTATCGAACAACAAGATCTTATATCAGCATCGATTAAAAGTACACTTGAAGCGGTCGACCCGGCGTTTAAGTTCGATTCGATCTTACCGCAAATCGACGCGCTTCAAATACAATCGTCAAACGCTGTATTCGACGAGATCATTATACCTGTTTATCAAAAAGCGATTCGGGAATCATTGCGAGATCTCACTATCGAAATTCCCGTACAAAGCGCTTTATCGAACTTACAAACAAGAATGAAAAAAAGCGAAGGCTCGGCGCTAACCGAGGTCAAGACTAAGCTTAGTCAATATGGCCGGAGTATTAACGCCGTAGCGTCAAAAGCGGCCGGTATAAAGAATTATTTATATACTGGCCCAAGAGACGGAGTTACCCGAAACTTTTGTAAAGCTTTGATCAATCTCGTTGTAAATGATCAGCAAATGAAACAATTAAATAATAACCAAGGTCTAAACGTGATTACGTCCGGCGGTGGTTATAATTGCCGTCATTCTTGGTCACCAGTGACCGAAGGCTTTATTACGGCGGCTAAATTAAATCGAGCTAAAAAAGGCGATATAATAAAAGCTAATACCGGAGCGAAGAAATGAGAAAAAGCATAACAAGCAACGATTACCGCTTTATTTGGTCGCCTCAAGTACCGATTACCGGTAACGCTAGCTTAGTGATTGATACTGATTCGGGTATAAGCGAAACGCTAACTAGATTCGCTTCCGATTTGTCGGTTACCGCTATCGCTAGTGACCGGCGAACTTTAACGCTTGATAGTACTCCGGCGACTTATTATAGAGAGCAGCAAAACGCTTTTTTGATTACCGATCGAGATACATACTATTCGGTCGTAGTCTCTCGACTTGGTGGTACGACCGCCGTTTTAGCCGAACCGCTTTCGAGAGATATTGATTTAACTAGCTCGGCAACGCTTCAACTAGCGACGAGTTACGTTGACATAGCCGGCGCTAGCTTAGCGACGAGCGGTCTTTATCCTTATCGGGTTTCATATACTGAATTGAATATGAGTCAACCCAAGCAAGAAAAGGGTATACTCAAAGTCACGCCACGGCCTTTTAATACTGGGCTTGATCATAACGAACTAGTTAATACCTTCTCGAATCTTGCCGACATGGCTCCAAGGCGACAAGGCGATTTCGAAGCCCAAATCAAAGCGGCTGAACATGAAATAATCTTAGCGATTCGTGATCATTTAAATAATGATGATATTACCGAAGACGAGGTATTTAACCCGGAGTCGTTTAAGCTTGCTCATAAGTATTGTAGCGCCGCTATTATCTATGAATTGATTCGAGACTTTGACGCTTCTTCAAATATGCGAGATCGTTGTCGAGAACTTTTAGATTCGGCGCTTAGATCAATCGCTTTAGACTTGGACGGCGACGGCGTTATCGATCCAAACGAAGAAGACTTACGGAGAAGCGGCGGAAGCGCTAGCGACTTTCGGGCTAGCTGGCGAAACTATAGCAAAACGGCGAATGATAGCTTTTTCAATCCGGTTCGAGGTATGAAACATTAAACCGGAACTCAGTTCCTATTTAGAAAAAAGGGGTCAAAAATGCCGGTCAGAGTAGACATAAATATACCTCGTACGCTTTGGACGGCTAAAGACTCTTTGAGGCTTGCTCAAAACACTTTAGCAATGATCAAGCTAAGAACGTCAAAGGGTATAGACGCAAACGGAAGTCAATTTATAGACTATTCACAAACGCCGATTTACGTTTCTAAAAAGGGCGCTCGCCTTACTCCGAAAGGCGGTCGACCAAGTAGAACCGGGAAAAGCATTTATTACGCCGGCGGCTATAAGCAATATAAAAACGATTCTCGTCGACGAGGTAGCGCCAGCGATAGCGCCGAAGTCGATCTAGTGTTAAGCGGTCAACTTATGAATAATTTAGTCGTTACGGAAGCAACGCCGACCGGCTTTAAAATTGGATTGACTAAACACGTTCAAAGCTACGGCTATCATGTAAATCAAAAGCGAGAATACCTCGGCTTAAGCGAAGATGATGTCGAAGTTTTAGTCGAAGCCGTTTCAAATGATGTAAGCGAGAAACTCAAATGAGCCAAGGTATAAAGGCAGCGCTTGAACATTTAGAAAATACTATTATGGCGATCACGCCAAAAACCGATTTGAATAGCTCTTTTGTAGCCGTTCAACGGGGCGACGGCTTCACGGTAGACCTTGACGAGCGATCGTTTAATAACCGCTATTTCGAGCTTTCTATCGATCTATTTCCTTATGATGACGGAATGACCGGGCTAAGCGGTAGGAAGCGAACCCGAGTCGATTTAAGGGTT